TCAATACGAATGGTAGTTCCAGTGCTTCTGTAGCTTTCCTGAAGATGTTCTTAATGGCTACTCTTGATACTGGTTGATTACTACAGCGTCTCGATTGAGCTATATAGGAGTCCTCTAGGTATCCTACAGCTGACCACTGGGAAGCTAAGAGCTCTATAGTTGTCGGATCAGTAACGATTACGTCTCGAATACTAAAGGCTGTCTTAGGTTCATGGTTAGTGCATTGATGTTCGTCAAACGTCTTGGTTATCTTTAAGACGACATAGGTACACTGGTCGTATTCCCTTTGCTGTACTAAAGAGTGGTCTTTAGTGTACCAAAGGACGTCTGACCACTGGAGAGCTAGGGCTTCACCTATTCGTAACCCTGAGGTAAACAGGAGCCGTATTAGGTAGTACCATCGGTTAGGCTTCAGGTAGTCGAATAGCTGTTCTACCTGTTCCCTCGTTAAGGCTTGTTTAGGCTTTGTAACGTGTGCCTTTGGTGGTCTCCTGAGTTGGTTAGAGAAGTCCTTAGGGGTTAGTTCATCGTAGTATAGTTCCTTTAAGGTTTTCTTTAGGAGTGCTATACATACCTTTTGTGAAGTCGTTAAGGTATTGATGAAGTTTTGTAGTTCCAGTCGTGTTAAGTCTTCAATTTGTCTGTCTTTAAAGAATGGTCTAAAGTGCTTGTTAATCAGTCCTTTATAGGTCTTTAGGGTACTAAAGGAGTACTCGTTCTCTTTATACTTTAGCCATGTGTCAATATAGTCTAAATATTTCATTGTGTTACACCTCTTTAGAATTACCTAAAGAGTAAACTTGCTACCCTTTAAGTATAACATAAAGACGTGTATGGTATCGGAAGTTGTATCTATTAGTATTCCTAAAGTATCATGCTTACGCAGTCCTCTTTAATTTCCTAATAGCTTTAACTAAAGTATTCTAATTGAATGCTTATAGTATTCTAATTGATACTAAACTTCGTTAGATACTAATTGATCTATAGTATCTAATTGCCACCTCAATGAGTAAAACTCTTTAATATTTGTCTTTAACCACTAATAGATTTACTTGAGTTATTCTACTGTTGTAGGTTTCTCAAGAATTCTATTAGTAATACTAAAGAGATACTTTAGTTAGTCGAAGAGTAACTCTTCTATCTTGTGTGGCAATTGAAAAATAATCATAATGCTACTATAGTTATGCTCTTTAGTAATACTATATACCACCTATAGTAGGTACCTATAGATTGGCTACAAGAGTACTTGACAAGGTGTGCTATAGAAGGACTTTAGGTAGGACTATAGAGTACTAAAGGAGTACTATAGGTTTATGTCGTACAGGATAACCTACACTCTCTGTGGCGGTTTTGTCGTAGCGTGCTTAGCTTCTTAGGTACAAATACCTTAGACAATCTGTAGATGACAAAATAAACCTCTGTGCACGCTCAATAGCCACAAAAACCCTAAAGAAATCGTTCTGACTTCCTTAGGGTTAGTGGTTAATAATTCTTTAGCATATTATAGGTACTTATTCGTTTAGCTTCTGCTCGTCCCATTGGTCTCATTTGGTTAGTCTCATCTCTGTAGAATATACCCTTCTCAGGATCTAACCACTGCTCTAAGCGTGCTTCCATTTGTTCCAGTACACCTTGCTCTTCGTCTCTATCCATGACTTCTAACCAGTAGGCTACAGCCATACATAAAGCGTCTAAGCGGTCATCATGAGCCAGTGCTCCTCTGTCTCTACTCAAGCGTGTCATTTGGTAGATTAAAGAGTATGCAGGAGCGTTCTCATAGACTTGATAGTCATCAAGGATAACCTGCTTATGGACAATCAGTTTATGTCTCATCATGACTGGCTCAAGCGTATCAATAATGCGTGCTTCTTTCTGAGCATAGTTCTTTACTTCAGTGATACGACAAGGGTGAATTGCATTGAGTACTGGTGCGAAGAGTTTAGAGAACATACCATCACCAAAGTTGCCTTCTACGACAATCTCATTAACTCCATAGATTTTAGCTTTATTAGCCAGTTGTCGGAGTGTGCTATCACTGTAGCCCTCTCTAGTACCGCCTACTTCAAGTACAAATAGGTAGCCATTGAGATACTTAACGACTGCATAAGAGGTCTCATCTTTACCTCTACCTGAAGGGTCAACTGCCATGACTGTACCAGTGTACTCATAGACTTCTGAGGATCGTCCCTGAGGTTCATGGAAATAGTCGCCTTTAAGAGCTACGCAAGGCAAGTCATTAATGCGGAGTTGTCGGTCATTACTCCAGTACCACTTGAGGTTAGCTTCATCAAGCGACAAGTTAGCAATCATCAAGTCTTGTACTTTCAATGGGTACTTCTCTTGGTCGCTCAAGTTAGTGTTAAGCATAAACTGAAGTGCGAAGCCTGCTTTACCATAAGACAATCTACGCTTGTAAATTTCTTCTTCATCGAAGCGTCTAGGGTCTGTAGGCTTACCTGCATAGAGGTCAGGGTTCTCGTCATATTTGTCGGCTATAATCTTTGCTAAGCGGTCTCCATAGAATTCTCTTTCAGATAAACTCTCAGGATACAATACAGTCCATATACGACAACGATAGCCACGCTGTTGCAATTCATTGTACAAGCTCATTTCATTCTGAGGGGTACCTAGGTAAACTATTTGTCCCTTAGGTTTAATGATAGCGTCAAACTCTTTAACAGCTTCATTGAGCTTGTCTCGTTGTGTCTGAGTGCCACTATTGTTAGCTACTTCAACGTCATCGGCAATAAGTAGGTCTGCACGACTACCAGTCAACTGCCCTGATATACCTACAGATTTAATACTAGGAGAAATATCAGGTACAGCAGGACCGACATCAAATAAGTTCTGTTGGTCTCGTTGGTCAGGTCTAGCCTTTAAGTGAGCTAAGAATGGTAGCGTATAGATAATACGTTTGATAAAGATAGCGTTAGCGTCTGCTCGGTCTTTAGAAGCGGAGACAATCTCTACTTTCTTCTGAGGGTCTCTCCATAGCGTCCATACAGCGTACGCACAGGTGATGAATGATTTAGCTACACCACGGAACCCCTCAATGATAAAGCGGTCATTTGGTAAGTTCTGTAGTGTATGAGCTATGTCGTACTGGATAGGTGTAGGGTCAGGTAGACTAATCATCTTCCATACCATGTATATGAATACCCTAAAGTCCTCTTTAGCTTTCGCTATCTGTTCTTCAGTCCACTCCATTAGTGATCACCATAGTGCTCTTCCATGAGCTTCGGTGGGTCAAACACTGGAATTTCATGTGTCTCCTGCTTGACTGCAATAGCTAACTCAGGAGTGGTCTCCAATTTGTTGTCTCGAAGGAAGCGTCTAACTTTCTCAAGGAAGGAAGGGTTACGTCTCACTTCAGGGTCTTGCAAGCCTTCAAGTAAAGCGTTTACTTCAAGCTCTGCTAATTTGTCTAAGATTTCAGGTTTAATATTCATTTATTCTCCTTTCTTGCGTGTTGCATTAAGGTCTAATTTGTTTACTTTGGTTACACCCTTAGGTGTCTTACCCATTCTGTAGTCCCATAAAGGGCAGTCCTCTGAAGGGCAGTTGTCGACTTCTTTAGTGTCGTTACAGCAACAATCTAAACATTTAGCTCTGATAGCTTTCATTTGAGTTCTAATTACTTTAGCCATAAGTTCTCCTTAGGAATAATAAAAAGCCCCCTACGGAAGTTCCATAGAGGGCTATTGGTTAGAACCAACCAGTAGCGGTTAGTGTTGTTCTTTTCATATGTTCTTTAGTACTGTAAAGGTCTGCTTTAAGGTCTACGTCAACCTTAGGTGTTTGGTACGACAATCTAGCTCCTGCTGTAATTGCCTTATCATTGTTAAAATCTGTCTCGACATAAATGCCTTTCTTAAAGCGTGGCTGTTCAGGTACAGTTAAGTCCAGTACTGCTTCGTGTACTTCAGTTACGACTAGCTTACCATTGTCTAGCTTATGTTCTTCCTTTACGTTGTCTGTAGCAATTTCATGTCGTTTACCATTGACATTGACTACAATAGGCTCCTGCTTAGTCGTGAATTGTACATCGGTATCCTCACGCACTCCTGTAATAGGATCTACAGTCTTTGGAAGGTACTCAAAGGTAGTCGTTTGTTTTCTCTCATGCTCTACATGGATAGGAGCCTTTGGTGTGTATGTAGGCTCTACAGGAGCTTCATGAGTATTAAATTTATAAGCAAGGAACGCTACAACTACGACAAAGATAAGAGGTATAATAATCTTCAGCCAGTTCTTAATCGTGTGCTTGTTCGGAGTTCCAATCATTAATGTATTCCCTCACTCTCTGTCTAATTTGCCAACCTAAACCATACAAGTCCCATCTCATGTCTGGGTCGTCATCATGTAAACCATAGCCATCAAAGTCAGCTACTTCAGCATGTGTCCATACGTTACCTTCAGGGTAAATACCAATCTCTACGCATAGTTTAGCTACAACTTTAGCCATCATATCTAATTGATCTTGTGTAGGTGGCTCAGAGCCATAATCAATGTCTCCAGTATCAGCATTTATAGATGCCTTATAGCAACAGCATAAAGTAATACCAATAGCTCTACTATTACGTCTCCATGTGTGAGCTTTTAAGTCCATAAAGCTGTCCATATCAGTATACATAGTTCCATTAGCGTCAATATTTAGGTGATAGCTTCCAAAGGGCTGTCCATAATGACCGCCTGTCCAGTGCAAGTAGATTTTGTCGATTGCTCCTCTAGCAGGGACTGTGTAGTCCGACAACTCTTCAAATTTAATTTCTCTCATCAGTTCTCCTTTCGATTTCTGTAGATACTTTCTTAGGTAGTTCAGTCATCTTGTCGCCATCTACTCTGTAGTTCACTCCAATCTTACTCAAGCCTGCTTCCAGTACCCTGTCAAATAATTGACTGCGTTCATATCCTGCTTCTTTAAGGTTCTCTGCAATACTAAATAGTTCTGCGAAGATTACACCTACATATAACAAAAGAGATACAATTTTACCGATGTGGAAGCCTTGTATCTCATATTGAGGGAACAGCAGGTATATAAATACTGCTAAGAATATGACTGTGGAATAAGAGACAAATTTAATCATAATATTCCATTTGTATTTTTTACTTTCTAAATAGCCAGTCTCCCACGCTCGGAAGAAAATAGCTCTGAATAGGTTCATCACTGTAGGGTTATATTCCTTGTCTTTACAGTAGCGAATAGCAATAGCTGTCCACTTTGTGAGAGTGTCGATAAAGACAATGATGATTACAAGAAGGAGTGCTAGAAGAGCGTCTCCTAGCACTTGAGAAGGTATTAACAATATATGCTCCTTTCGTTATGTTATTTAAGTTCTTTACCACCATACAAGCGTACAGTACCATTAAGGGAAGTCTGTACACGACCCCAAGATCTCCAACGTGGTGTACCATAAACCCTGTAGTAGACTTCACCATTATTAGTATAGAAGTATTGCTCAATGAATTGACCATTACCATAATTCACTACTTTAAGGAAGCCATCAGGGATAGTTACACCCCATGGTGCTTGTGAAGGTGCGTTAGCTCCGCCTGCTACTTTAATTTGGTATACACCAGTGTTAGTGAATGTATTCCAGTCAGTAGCTGTAGAGACAACTGTGAAGTGTGCTTGAGGTTCTGTAGCTCCACCACCGCCACCTGTAGGTATCTCAGATTTCTTCGCATAGGTAGTCTCAGCGTCTGCTTTAGACAAATAAGTAGTGCTCGCTTCAGCCTTAGGTAAAAGTGTAGATAAGCTAGTAGTATCAGCCTTACCATTTACTTTTGTCTCTAATTCTGTGAGCTTATTTTCAGTTGTCGTTTTGTCAGCTTTAGTATCTACCTGAGTTTTCACTTCATTAATCTTACCTTCTAAGGCTGTCTTAGCTTCAGATACTTTAGTGTCTACTGTCTCAGATGTTAAGATATTTCTAAGGTCTTTCTCTGTGGCTACTCTGTAGGTTTGATTATCGGTTCTATCAAAGTACTCAAAAGTCTTACCTACGAAGAGTGTTCGTGTATCAGCCATACCAATCTCAAGGTTATCCTTGTTAGTGATACGGAATACATGGTGAGAGCCACCCTTGCTGTCTTTAGCCTGCAAAGAGACATTATTAGGAAGAATGATTGCTCCTGTTAGAGAGCCACCTGATAACTGTAGATAGCGTGCGTCTGCTTGTGTTTGGTTAAAGGCGGTTCCTAAGGTATTCTTAATCTCAGTTAGTTTAGTGTCG